CGGCATCTCGACGGCGTACTCTTCGAGCATGGCGTCTTCGGGAGTGGGACGGTCGTCCTCTATCTCGATCACCTTGTCGAACACGTCTTGAAGCGGGTGCGGCAGGTTCGCGTAGCGCAGGAGGGTAGAGAGGATGGTGTCTGACAGGGCGACCATATCCTTGATGTTCATCTTGTCGTGACGCGTGAGGAAGCCGTAGTTCCTCGCGATCGTCAGAACAGCCTCGAACGCCTCTTCGGCTGCTTCTTCTGCGTACTCAGTCCGGATGGAACTGACTCGCTCAACGAACTCAGATTGGTCTAGTGGGAGATCAGAGACACCGGGGAACTTAATGACGTTCGACATTGGGTATCCTAGTTCGGTCGGCTTGATCGCCGACTCGCTATTATTTATAGGCACCGATGTCTCTCAGTTCAGTGACTTCAGGATCAGCATGTTGTGGTTGAGCCGACCGTTCGGCTCTCGCGCCGGAGCGGGTATGGAGTCCATGACCTTCTTGAGGGCGAGCTTGCCCTCCTTGAGCACGCGGTCCACGACGTCCTTAGACTTCCGCCCGGTCGACTTCTTGACCGACGCGGCCTCGTCGTAGTTGTAGATGGAGGTCCCCCTCACCTCGAAGCCGCCGTCCTTGGCGACGTACCTCGTGAGGTCCCTGTACCGGGCGTCGTAGACCCAGAACTCCTTCGCGTCGAGTATGCACGAGGGGTGCTTGGAGACGAGCTGAAACTCGTCGAAGCGCGGCATGTACTGGACGTTCCCGACCTTCTTCTCGGCGGGCACCATCTTTTTCTTTCGCGGCTTCTTCTCGGCGGTCTTGTTGTCGGCGTACCGGTCGCAGTCAGAGACGATCTTCTCATACTCCGCCAGGAGGTCGCGCAGGTCCCTCTTCGAGAGGTGGCGGTACCCTTCCTTCAGGTCTCGGTCCTTGCCGACGACGGCCTCCCTGAGCTCGGCGATCACGGGCGCGTAGTAGGCCGCGATCTTGGCGGCGTAGCCCTTAGGGACCGAGTTAGCGGTGAGGTAGTCGTAGACCGACTTGTCGCCGCGTTTGTCGAGCAGCTCCTCGACGTCCCCGATGTAGAACCGCTCCTTCTCGGCGGCGCGGTCTACCTTGGGTTCATCGTCAGTTTTTTTTTCCACGGTCTCTTTGCCGTAGTACTTGGCGACCAGCTCAGAGAGGTGTGCGTCGATCTTGTCGACCGTGCCGGGAGGCAGAGTGGCCCCTCGGTCTATCAGACGAGCCAGCCAACACACCGAGGTCGAGACGAGTTTCTCGTTGATGGTCTTGACTTTCTTGAGCAGCGGACGGTCGCGCTTCTCGAGGTAGTCAAAGAGGAACTCCATCGCCTCGGAGCGGTACATAACGTAGTTGTAGTAGTTGAGGATCTTCAAGAGCTCCATCTTCGTGAGCTCGGTGACCGGGAAAGCCGGCTCATCGCCGAAGTGCTTCTTGTCGAAGATCTTCGACTGAGCGGCGGTCATCCCGGTCTTCTTGGGCTTTTTTGATTTAGGCAGCGCCATGGTGGTTCTCCAATTCTGGTACCACTATATCATTAAGTTTTAGAATTGTCAACCCATTCTTTAAAGGGAAGTGAGGAGGTCGATCCACCGCAGTTTGAGGAGGTCCCAGTTGTAGAACGTGTCAAAATACAGCTTCTGGGCGTTCAGGTAGGGCTGCAGGCTCGATCGGTCCTGGAACTTTAAGATGGTCCTGTGCATCCGCTGGTAGAAGACGTTGGCGTGCTCCTGAAGGTCCTCGGTCCACTGGTAGTCATCGGCCCACCGTGCGCACGTGTCGGTCAGACCCGCGTAGTTCGGCGCCACCACGATGTTGCGGGCGCTGAACGCCTCGATGGCCGCCAGGCAGGACGTCTCAGGCCAGATAGACGGGTAGGCGAATATGTCGGTCTTGGCGAGGGCGGCTCGGACCTCGTCGTTCGGACGAGTGCCGTAGTAGTTGATCTTCGGGTGGTTCTTACAGACGTGGAACAGCGGCTCGTACGGCTTGTCGCGCTCACCCCACCCGTAGATGTCGAACGACGAGTAGACGTGAAGGCGGATGTTGTCGTGGACCCTGGCGAGCGCCTCGAAGACCGGGACGAGGATCACGAGGCCTCGGTGCGGCGTCGTGTGGTAGACGATGTTGATCTCGTCCTTCGATTTCTCGTGGCAGTCCGCGATCGGGTAGATGCCGTTCTGGATGACGCAGGCCTCGGAGTAGGGGAGACCCTTGTGCGTGTTGTACGCCTGCAGCTGCCAGTCTGACACGCAGACGATCTTGTCGAACTGGGCGCGGAACGACGGGTCGGACAGCCTGTCGGACTCGGGGTCGTTCGGCAGGTCGTGGAGGACGAGGACTTTCTTGAGGGACGGGTCGAGGTCGCGTACGCGGGAGTGCACGATCTGGAAGCCCTTGAGCAGGTCCTGGGGGATCGACTCGACCATCCGCGTCGCCATCAGCTCGGTCCCGCCCATGGCCTTGTTCGTCAGCTCGTTGAACTTGAGCTCGCCTCGTATGATCTGCGTCAAATCAGTTCTCGTTCTATTTCTTGGAGTGTGATCTCGACGCCGTCGCGGAGTATGAATGGGACGGCAGAGAAAGATGGGTAGAGCTCGTACAGCTCTTCGAAGGTGTAGTCCTCACCGAGCTCGTAGAACCGGTGGTCGATCTTCGAGGACTTCAGCAGGGTCTTCAAGACAGCGCAGGTGAAGCACCCCGCGCTGTCCCCGTAAACTACGATCATCCGCCGACGATGTTCTCGGCCAGGACGTCTTCCCAGTAGTGAGGACGTGCGATGATGAACGTCTTGCCCGACCACTGGTAGTCGAACACGTTGTCGTTGACGAAAGAGCGCCAGTCATTTGCCTGGAGGTCGAAGTAGTTGGTGTACTTGGCGCCCGCCGGCGCGGGGTGCTTCGGGTCCTTCGAGGCCGGCCACAGCGACGGGTCGAGCGTGCCGTGGGCTACTCGCTCCGTGCCGTCGAGCTTGGTGTACTTGAAGTGGACGATGCCGCGGCGCAGCATGTCCTTGAACTCGTTGAAGCGATGCGCGTCAAGAGAAGTCGTCACCGTAGCCTCCGTCTAGTTGTTCGACGAGAGACGTGTAGCCGTCGTCGAGGAGCTTGCCGTTCATGATGATCTGCGGGACGGTCTTGCGTCCCGGGAAGAGTTCTCGGAACTCGTCGAGGCTCAGGTCCTCCGGTATCGAGTAGAACTCGTACTGGAGACCCTTCATCTCGAGGAGCGCCTTGGCCTTGGCGCAGTAGGCGCAGTGCGGGGTGGTGCGGCCGTAGACTTTGATCATCGAATCTCGAACGCCTTGACTTTGCGCGGGTCGCCCCAGACGGACGTAGCCTTCACGCGGATGAACTTGCGGTTGGTCTCCAGCGGGTTCGGGTTCGGGACGGTGAGGGTCGGGTTGCGGCCCTCCTTCCACGCCTGGCGCTTGTCGAGCGCGCGGTCGAGCGGGGTGGTGAGCGAGCGTCCGCCTGCGGCGCGGGCGTTGCTCACGCTCTTGCCGGTGCCCTTGGACGTGTACTTGGCACGCTTTTTCTTCGCCATGAAGCATTCTCCGATGTGATTGGGAAATTACAGTCTATACCATTCTCGAAAGAATGTAAACTAGAATTTGTTGTCGCCGACCAGATCTTTCGTGGTCGTCTTGAACTTGCTCTCGCAGGCGATGCACTGGAGGAAGACGATCTGGTTCTTGGCCTTACGCTCACGCACGTTCGGGTGAGGCATGCGGTGGTATATGATTAGGGTGTTCTCGCCTCGGTGGCACGAGGAGCACTCCCCGATCACAGAAATGATGTCGTCATTAGATATCTCAACGTGGAGCGGCATCGGTCACCCAGAGGGCCTTGACGTGGTTCCGGTGCACCTTGCACCCCACGAAGGCGTTGTAGTAGTCGTCGCGGAGGAGGGCGTCGGCGAGTATCTGCTCGCGGGCCTCGAGGTAGGAGCTCTCACCGGGAGTCTTGCAGAGGTGTAGTATCTCACGGGTGAAGTTCTCCACGCCGAGTTCTGCCACGTCTCTCTTCAGCTCTTCAGATGAACCGTAGTAGTCCTGCCAGTCGGACGGGGCGAAGACTCTCTTCTTCTTGCCCTTGAGGGTCTTCGTCCTCTTGAACAGGAACTTCTTCTTGCCGATGTACTTTCGACCGGTCACGGAGTTCGTGATGAGGTAGACGTAGGCTTTATAAGCGCCTACGTCCTCTTCGCTGAAGGGATTGCCCTGATAAGTCCATTCGTTCATGCGATATTTATCGCACGGAGAAGCAGACCCTCGAGTGTCCCCTCGATATCATTCCGAGCTCCACTGCTGCAGCCCGAGACAGGTCGATGACCCGTCCTCGTATGAACGGTCCGCGGTCGTTTACCCGCACGTCCACGGACCTTCCTGTCTGTACGTCGCTCACCCGCAAGACGGTCCCGAACGGGAGCCTCCGGTGAGCAGCAGTCTTCTTCTTACTGCTCAGTTTCTCGCCGCTGGCCGTCCTCCCTCCGGAGTCGTACCAAGAAGCCGTCCCGCACTCAGCGTGGGCGGCTCCCGTGGCCACGGCGAGAACCATGGCCACTATGAGTAGTCGCATTAACTCTCCTTAGAACAGCTCACATGCGCCGCCCGAGCATGCCGCTCCGGCGAGGGTGTCGGCGTCCACGAAGCGCTTGGCCGACAGGTTGTTCACGAAGTCAACGTCCTTGAAGTTTTGCTGGATCTTCTCCCACCGATGGAGGAGCTGCACGTCCTTGAGGCAGTAGGAGGCCCGCTTGATGTCGCCGTCAAAATAGTTGTCGGCGTATTTCTTGTAGCGGCGTATCCAGTCTGCCTGCACGTCGAGTCGCTCCTGTGACTGGATTTTAGGTGAGTGGGCGACGTCGATGGCCCTCCAGAGGTTGGAGAACACCTTCAGTCCGTCCACGATGAGGCCCGAAGCGAACATCGAGCCCACTCCATACCTATCCAGAATCTCCTGCTCTGTCAACACCTCGGTGAAGGGAGCCTGTGCGAAGTCCTTGTCGCCGCTGTCCGCCAGGAAGGAGATGCCCGAGAACAGGAAGCGGTTCTCGAAGATGTACGACTCGACCTCGTCCCACTGATCGGGACGGACCTGGACGGTGTTCGAGACGTTATGACGGATGCGCGGGTCGACGCAGAGGGACTCGTCGGTGCCCTCTTCGACCCAGACGCTCTGGACCAGTCGGACCTTCTCGAGCAGGGCGACGCCCGTGAGGTCCTTCTTGAAGATGGTGCCGGCCGGGGAGACTACCGGGAAGGAGATGACCCAGTCTGTACCGTTGGCCGACCAGACGGAGTCCTCGATCATGTACGGGTCGATCGCCTTGATGAGCTGGGCGACCTCCGACTCCTTGTTCATCTGGGCGTTGCGCAGGTACCTGCCGGAGTGCCCGCCGTGGATGCCCGACTCCGTCTCGAGGATGATCGACGCGGTGCCGGACGGCTTAACGCAGGTCGTGCGGGCCGCGGGGTTGATGCCCAGGAGATAGGCCATCTCCCTGTTGACGGCCTTGACGATCTGGGCGCCTCGGCGGAGGACCTCTTCGTCGAACAGGACATCAGGGCTGTTCATCCAGCCGGTGACCGACACGCCGAGCAGGGCCTCACGCTCGAAGATGTTCTTCGTGGCCTCGGTCATGTACGGGAAGTGGGTGTACCCCGCCTGGATCGTACCGAGGACGGCCGCGGCGACGCACGCTGCGTAGAAGTCATCGGCCGTCTTGACCTTGCCGCCGTTGATCTCCGAGAGGTTGCAGCCCTGGAAGCCTGACTGACCCGTCGAGAAGTCGAAGGGGTACATGCCGATCTCGAAGCACGGGTTGACCGCGAACTCGGTGGAGTCGAAGAACGCGAAGCCTGGCTCGCCGAACTGCTTGGTCCTCTCCATGATGTGGGCGAACTGCTCGGGCGTGACCTGGTCGCGTATGAGGACGACCGAGTTGTTCGATCGTGCGCGCTGCGGGTTCTCGGCGAACCAATTGCCCGTCTTGGCGTTCATCATTGACTCGTCGTCGAGGGAGAACAGGCAGATCGTGGCAGAGCGACGTACGCCGCCGGCGAGGACTGCGTCCGAGAGGTGCATGATGATGTCGTAGACGTGGATTGGCTCGAGCTTCTTGACGCCTCGCAGGATGAGACCCTGCAGCATGTGCTCGACCTTGTCGAGTGCGCGGCGGAGAGGCTCTGGGCCGGGTGCCTTGAAGCCGCCCGAGATGAACGCGTTCTTGTCGCGGACCTTGGTGGTGTCGAAGTAGACCCGGCGGCCCTCGAACTCAGGGTGGGTGCCTCCGCCTACGAAGAACGACGAGATGAGCACCAGGGCCGAGTCAGCCCACCCCTCGATGGAGTCCTCGATGACGAAGAGCTTGGGCTGCTTCTTGCGCTCGGCGATGCCGGGGAGCTTGTCGACGTGGTGCTTCTGGACTGAGAAGCCGACGCCCGAGCCCGACAGAAGGGCCCAAAAAATTTCGCCGAAAGCGCGGACGCGATCGACGTAGGTAGAGGTGCAGTTGTAGAGCTTCATGTTGTTCTTGAGGATCTGTTCTCCCCCGAACTGGAGCGCTCTCTGGGCTCCGAGGACCTGCTTGGCCTTGTACGCGTCCTTCGCGATGTCGAAGTACGCTGCCAGCTCAGGTGAGTTCACGAGCTGCTTCGAGTACTTGACGGCGTGCATGGACATCACGCGGTCCACCGACTCTTCCCAGGTCTCGTACCGACCCTTCCCGTCGTCCCAACGCGAGTACGCGTCAAAGAACTTGGCCTCTGAGAGGAGGCGCGTCGTCGATACCTGGGAGTTACTTATCGTCATTCTGGTTCGTTACCTTTTTCTTGATCGTTATCACGTCTTCGTCCAGCTCCCACAGGAGGAACTGGTCGTGACGGAGGTTCAGCTTCTCGAGGAAGCCTGGTGGGAAAACTATCGACGTCTGACCGTCGACTATCTCAACTTTCGTCACGTACATTTTGCTCATACTCTGCTCCAGTACTTCATCTTCAAGGAGGCCGTCAGGCCGGAGTAGCTGTTGGACGCGATAACGCGCTCCACCTCATCGGGAGTCATGCCTGACTTGACGGCGTCATTGATGTCCTTGTGCTTGAAATTTTCGGGCCAGACACAGACGCGCCAGCCGTCGAGGATGTATTTATTCACGTTGGCCACGATCTCGCGGTTGCGAGGCTCACAATCGAACACCACGGTGGTCAACTCTTTGTTCACGACCGAGTCGAGCCTGGCCTCGGAGCCGACCATCGCCAGACAGTTGGGAAGGAAGAGCGAGTCGATAGGACCCTCGACCACGTAGGTCGGCTTCGTCGGGTCCCACCTGTTCATCCCGAAGATCTTGGGGTCGTCGGTGTCCTCGGTGCGAACAGTGACGTACCGGAGGGTCGAGTCGGGGTCGAGCGACCTCCCCTGGATGCCGAACACGGAGCCGTCTCGCCGCCGCAGGGTGAACACGATCCTGGGCTCGTCCCTCTTGACCTTGAACTTGTCGGCCACGAGGGTCTCGTTGACCCACTTGAAGAACTCCTCCACGTAGTACACGTCGTCAAAGATGAAGTCGGGTATCTGTCGCCCTGTGACGTACCGCTTGGCGGGGTGCAGGTCCGACAGCTCCCGTATCGAGTGGGCGCCAGTGATCTTGAACTCTGTCTTCTCGACGGGAAGGGACTTGGCCGGCTCAGCTCGGCTGGTGGCCCGCATGGGTTCTCGCTTGAACTTCTCTACGCAGTACTCCCTATAGAGGGGCTGGTTCAGGTGCTCTAGCACCTTCCCGAAGGGAGGAGCTATCCCGCAGTTGAAGCACTTGTAGTGGAGGCGACCCTTGCTTTCAAATATCCAGCCACGAGTCTTGTACTTCGACTTCTCCGAGTCCCCACAGAAGGGGCATCGAAAGTTTATCTTGTACGCGCCGTTGCTCTTGTCCTTCACCATTTCTAGTGACGAAGAGACGATGGCCGCGTACTTGAGGTCGACCCAAAGTTGTTCCAATGTATTTCCGGGAGTTTCTGACGGGTGAACGGCTCAGCCGTGAACACACTATGTCATTGAAGTGATCGTGATTGACTCTATACTACTCGAGCCGATTAGTCAACCATTAACCACTTGTACTCAACAGCTCCATGAGCAAGCTCATGTCGAAGCAAGCTTCGTACTACATGTGGTAATCTTATGGAGCAGCTAGAGCTATTATACCAAAGTTGAGAAATGTTGTCAACCCACAAAATGTGATCCTTACCGCCATTTAATGGTTTACTATCTTCAAGAACTGGTATATCCTGGCTACGTCAAATAGGAAAGGAACCTGACGATGACCAATATCAAACTTGCTTCTATCGATGTGGCACCCGCCTCAGATGCGGAATTCCTGAAGTTCCTTGAGCAGCTCGGAAAGGATGGGTTCTATTACCGCATCGTCGCACTCGTCGGTCCTGGAGGCGGTAACCCGAACGTTAAGATCCAGTACACCGACCGTGGCGCACTGGCAGCCTGGCTCCTCACCAACTATGATCCTGACATGACCGATGAAGACTTCGCACTGTACGCACCCGACTAAAAAAGAAAAGCCCGGTCAACCGCCGGGCTTGTTTCTTCTCGTGAACTCGAGGAACCCTAACCGGTTCCTCTTTTTGTATCCGTCGGCGGTCGACTTGCTCACCTTCAGCTTGTCGTCGGGGCCCTGAGAGCCTATGCCCGAGACGTTGGCGGTCACGTTTACTGGGACTGTCATACTCGCTTCAGCACCTCCACCACGTCGTAGTTAACGGGCACGTCGGCCGAGGAGATCGTCAGGTTCTTGACGCTGACGTTGTACACCTTCGGCGGCATGTAGTTCAGGAACAGCAGGAACGCCTTGAGCTCGGGGTAGTAGCCGTCCATCTTCATGAACAGCATCCGCGTAGCGGGCACGGAGCCGAACAGGTTGTAGATCACTATTATGTGGTTCAGTATCAGCCGTTCCCGCAGGACTCCCGTCTCGCGGTACTTCTTGAACAGCTTCTTCAGGTACTTGAACCTCTTGAGGTCATCGAAGAACTCGATGTCGTCAAAGCAGTGCGGGTTGTCGTAGTGGCGCGCTGCGTACAGGATAAAGTTTGACTCATCGAGCTTCTCATACATTATTTGAGCCGGGCGTCCATTCGTTCTTCGAGACGATTTATCGTTATCGTCAGGCTCACCAGCTGGTCATTGAGGTTGCCCACTTTGTCCGCCATCTTGGAGGTCTGCTCAGACACTGTCTTGTAATCGTCTTCTATCTTTTCGATCCTGTAGGCCCACCCGTTCACGGTTGAGAACACGCCAAAGATGACGCTCGCGAGCGTCACCAGTGACAGGATGAACCCGAGGCGCTTCGTACTCAGTACGAGGCCTGTCTCTTCAGTGTCTTCAGGCACTATTCACCTCACGCGTCAGGGAGGATGGTGTCGTCAGCGGTGCCGGTAGAGTTTGCCACGTTGGCGGTCGAGGTGTTCGCGAAGTCGGTTGCGTCGGTGTTGGCCGAGCTGAAAGACACGAGGGTCTCCCAGTGGACGCGACCGATGCGGCCGCCCATCACCGGGACGAGGTTGGCAGTGCTGCCCGTGCTCGTGGTGATGGCGAGGGTGCCGTTGGCCGTGAAGCCTGCGCCCTGGTTCGTGATGACGACCGAGGTGATGACTCCGTTGCCGTTGGTGACGACGTTAGCGAGAGCGTTGGTGGTTCCACCCGAGACGACGATGGTGTCGGCGTTCGCGTAGGCGGTTCCGCCCGAGCTGATGGTGATCGACCGCACGAAGCCGGTGCCGACCCTGCGCTTGACCCAGCCTGAAGCCGCGATCGCGTGGTTCACGCTGGTCTCGATGTTGTCGGCCAGGAAAACGTTGTTGCCGTAGTCCTGCTGTCCGGTGTGGCCGGTGGGCGCTGCGGTGACGAACTTCGGCGCGTCTGAATACTGGTCTCTGTTACCCCAAAGAGGCATCGGTGTTCTCCCGTTATTGGTGTTTTCTTGCTTTATTTATAAAACGGGGATCCAGCCTTCACTTGACTCGCTTGACGGCCTTCTTCAAGACCTCGCGGGCGTGACGACGCTTCAGGGACTGCACTGTCTTGATGGACTCCTCGGCGGTGTAGACCGCGCGGACCTTCTCGGCTATCTCGTCGGCGTAACCAGCGAGTGAGTCAGGCAGGCCCCAGAGGACCCGGTCGGCGTCCTCCGATATGCACGCCTCGCGCACCATAGAGGCAGAGACGCCGTCGATGGAGTCAGAGTCTGCGCGTCGTGCGCCCGCGTCCACCACGGACCAGGACTCAAAGCCGAACTCCGACTCGTTGTACTTCTCGAACATATCAGAGAACTCTTCGACGCGGTCTCCGCCGACGACCATCACGACCCTCGGGTAGTCACGCGCGAGCGACTTGAGGGACTCGACGACCGTGCGGGAGTCCGACGGGACGATGACGTCACCGAATGCCTCGGTCGCGTAGAAGACCTTGTCCTCGTACGAGAGCGGGTTGCGCTTGCTGTTGGAAGAGTGGGAGAGGTGGATGACGTGGTCGCCCTCGATGGAGAGCACCGTCTCGACCAGCTTCTCGTGACCCTTGGTGGGAGGGTTCATCCTCGCCCAAGAGAAGACCACGGTCTCAGCGAGACGGGGCTTCAAGTCGATCGGCGTAGTCTTGTTTCCGGTCTTGGTTCGTTTTTGCGTAGTTCTGGTCAATGCTGTGGACTTTCTGTTGTAGCCCAGCCACTGTAGACTCGAGCGTGCTTATCTGAGCGTCAAGCGTGCTGATGTCCCTCAGGAGATCGGTGTTGTTGGCCTCAGTGACTCCCGATAGCTCTAGGAGCAGCGCCATCGAGATTAACGACACACCGCAAAGAGCCCACAGTAGCTTGATCATATTCGCTCCGTTTTTTATTA